AAAGGTTGACGGTTCCACTGTACTTAGTGTCGCCAGTCGTTCCAGTACTGAAAACAAAGTTCGCAGTCACCGCGTTGATGATGAGGTCCGCTAACTCGTCAACTCCAAAAGATGAGGAGTAGTCAGTCAAACCGCTAACCGTGACGGTCGCTGATCTGTTGCCCACAATGTCCTCAGTCCAGTTTCCTGAATCTTTGGTAGTCGCATCTAAAAGTTCCTGAGATATTGATAGTTCTGCCTCTGTTTCGTGGGCCAGAGGTGTGCCATTTAAACGTGTGATCACTAATTGACCATTAAATTTTGCCATGATTTTAATTTATTAATTGTTGTTTTTAGGATTCTGCTATTGTGTGCCTGAAACGTAGAATCCTAGTTACCTCCGTCTCAGATTGCTTATTTCCCTTTACTGGGGTTTGAATACTGTCCATGCTTTGGTCGAGTGTCGTAATTAATATCCTGAACCCGTCCGCGGTTAAGTCTAAATAGCTCCCCGCCTTAGTGTTAATCAATTCCATCACCTTGTTTGCGATGTCGTCCGCTTTGTCCGCATCTCCGTGACCTCCATAATAATGAGTTACGCACATAATTGTCGCCGTGCAAACCGTCTGAAATGTATCTTTATCCTGATCATCCACAACGGTCATTCCCCCTATCATTATGTAGTTTTTGAATGACGATGGCGGTCGCTTCTTGAAAAACTGCACTTGCTTAGTACCGACCACAATATTGTTGAGTTTGGCCTTGTAAGCGTTTTTTAGTGCTTTGCTCGGATCCTTCATATTCTCCGATTTAACGCTTTAATCAAGTTAGAGGTCGCCAATTCAAACGCTGGGAATAAATATGGTTGTGCTCTAAGATTACCTATTCCGAATTCGATTTTGCTCGCGTATTCTACCTCAGTCCCTACCTCAAGACCCAATCCATCCGGAGTGAATCTCAGCACACGAATAGATGAGCGTAGTCGTCCGGTATCGACTGGGACGAACTTCTTTGCCATTCGCTCAGTATCGATGCCAGCAATCGCAATAGCTTTCCGGGCCTCTCGATTAACTCGATCACCCAGGCCGCGAATCTTATTGATCGCATCTTTTGTGTCCATTCTGACTGTGATCTTGTTTGCCATTAGAGAATGATTTTAAAAGGATACAATTTGAATTTAGCGCCCGCCGGGATCTTAGTCATTTCCTCCTCGGAAATGTTGCCGCGGTTCGCATAGCTGGTCGCAACTATCATTTTAATGGCCTCTCGTATTGTTTCCGGAACGTCAGTGGCATCAGTACCATATCCCGCGGTATACTTGACTTTCAATTCAAACTCCGAAAATCGGTCGTTTGGAGAGTGTCCAGCGGGCAAATTAAATGGAGTTGCCATTCTGAGCCATAGGTCTTGAATCCCTTGCACGAAATAGTCCGAGTTCTCAGTGAGAGTCGTTTCCTCGTTCAATCGAATCCTGATGGCCTCATCCACGTTGATAATTGGCGGATAGGGCATCCATATACGATCACGGATAGAATCCCAGTATGCTTGCCGGACTTGAGAGATAAGAGCACGACCGAGAAACCGCTCCACGTTTATTCGGGCGGTCGTGATCATTCCAACAATGAGAGCATCATCATCGGTGAACTCATCATCGATGTTCATCCATCTCTTAGCCTCGGCCCGACTAACGGGTTCGACCTTTGGTTGGGTCAATACGACTACCTCAGTTAGTGGCATTAGTTAGATTCTTTGTCCTCCTTCGTGACTTTCTTTGCTTTGCCGACTTTCTCGACGAGACCTTGCTCCTCAAGTACTTCGAATCGACGTTTCGAAATGGTGAGATTTTCACCTTTCTCGACTAGACTACTGTGTGGGTTTTTGCTTTCCCCTTTGATTCCGACGAATCGCTCTGTGGCGACGACTTTGACATTTGCCATTTTTCTAATTGTTGGTTAATAAATTGGTCGAATTTCTCGACATCCTTTTCTGCCTGTTCTTTTATTCGTGTAAGTTGCGCGGCTATCGCAGACTTAAAAAAACTTTGAGCGAATGGTCCGCCGACTCTTTTAATTGAATCAACCCACTCCTCTATGTTGTCCCTATCACAATACCAGGCGGCATCTCCCAGACTCTCTCTGGTTCCCGGTGTTTCATGTGCAATGACGGGAACACCCATGCACATTGCTTCGACGCCTACACGCCCCCAGCTCTCATATTTACTCGGCATGATCAAAACCTTTGTTAATCTCAGTACGTCAAAGATGTCCTCAGTGTGATCGATCAATTCGAAATCTCCCTCAATTTGCTTTCCGTATGCGCCCTCGACGCCCAGACAAGCGATATCCCTCTCTGCCAATGCTTTTAAAACGTGACCTCCTTTGTTCTCACAACAATTAACCAGCGTCACATACATACCAGTTGATTCTCCTTCTGGAAAAACGCACATCGGATGACAAACAATGTGATCATTTTTGTATCCATTTACTCCGACGGTCCAATCTGCATTGTAGATGATGCCGATTTCTGGTCGCAATTCAATGGCGCGACAACCGTGAGTGTTATGTGAGATCCAGATTAATGGTTTGTTTTTCTTTTTGCAAATGTTGATTGCTTCTCCGACGGCTCCCAGGTGTGTGATAACAATATCCGCCCAGTCATATTTCTCGTCGAGATACTCGCTATTATTTCCAGTGTTTCCTATGGTAGCGTGTATTACGCAATCATGGATGGTCCGAGACTTGTAATCCCGAACCATCCGTGTTGCACCATCATGATGTCCATCATAATGGGGAATGTGAAACAGAATCCTAGCCTGTCGCGTCACCTAATGCAGTGGTAAAGTCAGTGAAGACAAATGCATTTGGACGATAGACTGGCATACCCACTCGCTCCTCGACTTGGATAGTTACAAATCCCTTTGTAAAGTTATCCGAGTGCTGATTCGCAAATGTCATCTCAATTCCACTTCTAAGCGCTAACGTAGCACCTAATCGGAAATCACCGACAAGCAAGTCATCATCAGTAACGGATGTGTTACCTATTACTCGAGCACCGTTAATGATTAGCGGCTGACCTGAGAATACATGAGGCAATAGATAATTACCATCGGCATCCTTTGTCAATATGATTCTCTGGAAATCTTCAACACTTACCAGAGCCAAAGTCGCACGATACTCATCTTGCATCGTGTTAGTTATCGCGTTGGTGATAACATCGATTCTCTGAGCGTTTGAATCATCCAAAAGATCAGTGTAAGCCTGAGCCTGCAAAGTCAATCCATTAAGGTTTGGAGAAACTCCTGAACCATAAAGGATTTGATCGTCCTCTTTTACCATGATCTTACCCATAACTCGCGTCTGGATATAGTTCATGATGAAAGGTGCATCATTCATCATCTCCTTAGAGATAGTCAAATGCGTAACGATCTTGCGAATCGTCTCATCCTGAGATTCCAGTTTGAAATCAGTCTGACCAGATGCAACTCCCTCCGCTCTTGTGTCGGCGGCATCGTTGTACTCAGTCTCCTTGTTGAAACGGATAACGTCGGTAGTCGTTGGCGTTATATTCATGAAGTCACGAATATGAACATCACGATCCGGATCCCAGAATATACCTGGAATTCTATCTCTGTCAATCACCTCACCAGTGAAACCGTTTGCCAATGTTCTATCAGCTTTGATTTCCATCATGTGTGCGCCCAATTCCTGAGTACCCACTTTCTCCAGCATCTCGATATTATCCTCAACCAGCTCCTTGATATAACCTCCGAAACTCTTGTCAGCATTATCACCACCCTTTTGGATTTTGAGATCAAGATCATCCATGTGCTTTTGAGCACTTTCCATGAATGATTTGTACTCCTCGAAAGTACCTTCGTGCTTTTCGGAAAACTCAGAGAACTCATCCTTGAGTTTGTCAAAACCTTCGCCCTTTTCACTGACTTCATCCATCGTGTCGCCTAGTTCTTTGAGCTTAGTTTCATGTTTCTCAAGTTTCTCATTGAGGTCTTTGCCGAGGTTTTCAATTTCCTCCCTAGCTTCCTCCTCTTTGGTTTTCCTGGTACCAGGTGCACCCTCACCGAGGATACCGGATGGCATCGGAATAAATTGAGCGGAACTCATCAGAATTCCCGCGCTCGTGGCTAGACCAGCGTTGCCGGTTGCCTGAAGTACGACCGAGGCAAACAATATGCTCAAGGTCGACCACATAATAAATTTTAAAATATTCATCGTCTTGTGTGTTAAAGTTAATTATTGATTTAATCCTGATTTGAATGCGTCAACTAGGCCCATGCCAGATTCGGACGAGTCCTGAGTGTCGTGAGACGGGTCTAGGAGTGTTCTGATCTGTTTTAACTCAGTTAACAAAAATTCAAACGTATCGTCGGTGTATTCACCGTTTGTAATAGCTTTTGTGAGGAGGTCTATTCGCTCTTGTAGTTTAAACCCTGCAAATGGAGTCTCGGCGTTAGCGCCTAGCGTAACAGTGGACCCCTCAAATAGTTTTGCCTCAGTGATTTCGTTGAATCCCTCCTCATCGATAAACTCTTGAGTGATGGTTCTGAATCCTACTGAGTGCTCCTCAAATATCTTTTCGCTATATAGCTGGATGGTGTCCTTTCCGTATTGAACCTTAGTGATTTTGGACTCGAAATATAATCCCTTATTATCCTCACGTAGAATGTGAGGTTTGGAAAGTGGCTCGAGGATATTATGTTGTAATAGGTGGAAAATCCGGTTTACTCCATTGGGACCACGTTGCTCGATTGACCTCTTAAATACACCTTTTCGGAACACATCGCCGTCAGAATCGACATTGTCAAATGAGGCGAAGTAGCCCGTAACAATTCCGGATTTGATGTCAACATCCTTGACGGTTCCGGTGAAATTCTTTATCTGATACCCGTAGATGGATTTCTTTTTCTGACTCATGTGTAAAGATTAATTTACAAATGGCAGATAGGTACTATTGGCAGATAGTTGGCAGTTTATACGGGACAAAGAGTGCCGTCGTTACACTCTAAGAGATTTTTCGTCTACGGAATCTGCCTACCGTTCCCTGAATCGCAAATGTATCGATTAATATTTATAATCAAAATGAGCGAGGTCGTTTTTGAACAACTCCTCGACCATTGCTCGCGAATTTACAGTATAGTATTCGCGGTACTTTTTATGATGTGATTTATTGACGTGCGATATCTTTGGAATAAACAATCCCAACTCCGAAAATAATCTTTCGACCTCCTTTTTGTAGTTTTCAAATCGATACACATGAACGCTATTTTGTGTGAAATCGCACTGGGTCATATATTTTGAGTAGGGTGCATCTCGCTCTCCCATGTCCGGACTGGTACCATACCACTCGATGAAATTCTCAAATGTCATATTTACGACAATCCCATGCTCCAAGTGACTTTGATAGACTTGAATATATGTGAATAAAGAGACCATGTAATCGAAGGGATTGCGAACAATGGTGAACTCGTATCGATTGTGAGGCTCTGTGAATGCCGCATGCGCTCCGCCTACTTGCTTACCGTCTAGCATCTGCATGAGAGATGTCCCGCCCGTGCGAGGATAGTGATAGAATATGAACTCAGCGCCGACGTACATTACGCGACTACCATTTCACGAACCAGAATAGCATAAGGGACCATTGCGTTTGGAACTTTCATTCCTATGACCGCCTTTCCCTTTTCGTCCACGGCTTTGCGCTCTTGCTCCGAAAATGCAACGCTCATGACTTTGTAGGTTTTTCGATTATCATCAGCGCCAATAGTTACCACATCACCAAGTCCAGGCAACGTCATGAATTCAATTTCCTTGATCTTTTCCGTTTTATTGTCGGTTTGTAGTATTATTTCCAGTTTCATATTCGTGCGTTATTGATGTATCCAAAATTGGTAAAGTCCTCATTGAAATAAGCATCGATGAGATTGATATGCTTGTCAGTCAGTTTCCTCGCCTCTCGGTTCGGGTTCTTATTCAAATGCCAGTATTTGTTCTCTAATCCCACATAGGTGGCAATGCTCTCCATAGTATAGGGGAAATTCTCAAAGCGGTACCAGTGTGGGACCAGACATACACCATGTTCGTAAATGAAACCCGTCTGAGTGAGATACTTATTCGTGTCCGGCGCCTGAGTTCGTTGCATCGCCTCTTGAGTCAACCATTCCAAGAAATGATAGTATCCGTTTGACGCATGTAGGTGGTCCGGATGAGCGTCACTGAATCGAATGTAGTCGTATAATGATTCTAGCCATGTGTAAGGATTACGAACAACGGCGATCTTGAATGCCCGTTTCCACTTGCGAGACTGGCCCGACTCCTCCATGAACTTTTTGACCTGGCATGCCTCGACATGTAATCCGCCCCAGTCCTCAGGATTCCCCAACAATGCGCGGATAGACTTACCTCCGGTTTTGTGGATGTGGATGAAAATATAGTTCTTACCGATTACCGCCATTAACTCAGAGTATAATTGAACCGATATGATTTCCCATATTCTAACACTACATTATGTTCATTTAGCAACTCAGGAACGTTGTCAGCCTCAAAGGACATTGTCATATCTTGATTTCTGAAAAAATACTTCTTGCCACGTCGCATGTAATATTCGAGCAATGTTGAATGCTTTTCAGTTTCCAGTGTGGTGGGATTACATTCTATTTGCTTGCCGTCTATATTAATGTAGAGTTTACCCTCCATATTTAGGATGCTTTTGCATTACTTCTGGCAATAGCTTCATGTCAAACGGTTCCGCATTCCAAAAGTCAATACATACTGGATGCAAATCGTGAGTCGCCTTGCTCATCCACTTCTCATCGAACCACGGCGCCCTCCATTCGTGTTTGTGACCGTGGATACTGATTTTGTACTCCATTAACTCGTCGCTGATAGCATAGCCAAAATGATACACCGCTGGTTCTGGTCGCTCCATTACCACATCGTGACCCGTAGCATTTAGATTAAAGATCCGCCCTTGACGATGAACATCAGTGCAAATGAGATCAAAGCGTTTCCAGAGATGGTGCATCTTGATCTTTGTTTGATATGCGGCATTCTTTGAGGCGTAATCAATCAACTCTGGGAGCTGGTCAGTCCATATCTCATCAGCATCGACGAGGACTATTATATCAGCGCCTCGCATTTTGCACGTGTTTTCCGCCACCTTGCGATGTTCGCCCTCATTGCGAAACGTTCCATCTATCCAAGCGACTTTGTGTTTTGGATCAAATACTGAATCCTTCATGTGTTGGCGAGTGTCCGGACAAACTAATCCGCTGACACTTCCGTGACTGGGCCGGTCAGTGTAGACAATTACAATCTCATCGACGTGGTCATAAATCGACCGCATTGAGTACCATAGATAGTCCGCTCCATAATGGAGGATGTAATAGGCGATTACTTTCATAGATTCTCTGGTTTTATTTCGAGACCGAGAACAATGTCCTGAAATGCATACTCCTTAGTCGGTTCGTCATAGTCTACAATCCCACCACTGTCGGGCTTTCTAACCTTAACGGGTTGACCGTTCAAGGTAGCATGGTAAACCGTTCTGATTTTCATTTTCTTGTTGTAAGTATCCTTATTCATGATCTTAATTTAAAGGTTTTTGGATTTCAGACAACTCATTCCAATGGGTTGCATTGCCTTGTTGCCTGTGAATTGCTTGAGGTAGATCCGACCAGTCTCTCGGACTTGCTTAATCTCCTCCTTGTCAAGTTCGAAACAATAGACGATTGTTCCCTCATCCTTATTCGCATAAGCTGGCAGAGTCTCATATACATCCTGATGCTCTGCAATCTTGACGTTATGCTCTGGAAATTCTATCGCTTTCATCGTACTAGTTTAAAGGTGGGCAATCCTTAACCGCATCCTCATATTTCGGCATCTTGATCGCATGATCGCAGAGAACAACACCGAACCCAGTCGAGTGCAACTCATTCGCCTCGATCTTTGGCTCCTTGATCAAGCTCCAGAAGTATTCCATTTGAGGGTGCACTTTGATATCATCCAGAATGATGATGCCGCCTTGCTTGACCAGTGGACGGAATTTCTCATACTCATTCCAGACTTGGTTGAACTGATGAGTCGCATCGAGAAACAAGATATCAGCTTTCTTACGTCCGATGATTTTCTTGACCGAATCCAATGCGATTGCCGAATCCTTTGCAACCGTCTTGATTTCAATAGATTTTTTGAGCGCGTTCTTGATTCCCGTTGTTCCCTTTGGATGGTAGCGATTGAGGTTCTTGAAAGTCTTCTCCTCTACACTGATGCAACTATCAACGCAAACGATGAGACCACCGCCTTTGTGATCAGCAATTCCCTGAGCGAAGTGTTTCGCAGATAGTCCGATATAACTCCCGACCTCGATGATAAGTTTCGCACCGAGTTGCTTGGCAATCTCTCTCAGATAAATGAGGTACTGATAATCGGTTGATTTGTCATATACCAGGTCGAGGAAATCGTCCATTTCGGATGATTCCTTGATTACTTGTTTGAATCCATCTAGGATAATTGTGGTTTCGTCTGAGACGTTCTCGCTTGCTTTTTGTGATGCTAATTCCATTTTGTTTACGTGTTTGATTTTGTTAATAACTCTTGACATTTTTGAATGAATACTTTATCGAACCTATACTCATGACAGAGTAAAAAGTTTAGCGCAATCGCTTTCTCAAGCCATTCCGATCCCTCAAATATATATGGAATTGCGGTATAACTCTCCCATGAATGGAAACAATCGGGGGTTAATGGATAGTTATCTCTATTCGCTTCGGTCACTAAGCACATGTAGTTCGCCGCCGCCATTGCGGTTCGAATCATGTCCTGAATAGGCCATTTATCTTTGTGAATATTGAGCATGAACTTAGTTTGTGCAAGCATCGCATCACGCTCAGGTGTCATCTCATTGGGACACATCTTGTATGCGCCCAGTCGATTGATTATTCGGGATCGGCGATGCAATGATGTATCACAACATACGGCATAGTCATAGATTTTCTCAGCATTGCCCCCGAGACCTGGATGCGAACCAAACACCACGAAATCGACATCTTTATGTGAATACCACTCTTTCAGAAATGGATCACTCACCCACACCGCATCGAGAAACCCGCAATCGATCATCGCTGAGATGCTCTTATTCAATTTCTCAGAGGTTTCGTTCTTTTCTGGACGCTCCAAATTCCACCACACGATTTTGCATCGCTTTGTCTCTTTGAATTGGCGTTCGTGAATTGGGCATGTGATATTCGCCTCCCTTAGATGCTGAACCAAACTCACGTTTGCCGCTGAGGTGAATATCTCGCCATTGGTAGGGGTGAATATATAAATGCACTCCATTGAGTAATCGATCTCATCGACATAGATCAGCGGGAACCCACTCAACTCGATGAGCTTATATACGTAGGTATATGAGGGGTAATCGTATCGAGGACGGCAGAATACTATTTTCATTGTATTTGAATTGATGCCCACATTAGACCGAGGGCGATAGCAAGGAGAGTCAAGAAAACAAACCACTCCCATTTCTTGAATGAACCGACTCGCCTGAAATCACGCCCCTTGCAATTCCAGCACCTCCCCGCTTCTGGGATATAGCCCGTGATGTGCTCGCAGTCGTTACAGATCCAGTTCATTGATCCTTTATGTGTTTTTTTATTCTTTTCCAGCGGTCTATTTGGGGGTTATCAAATCTAGCTGAACCCATTCCATCTGCCGCAACAAGTTTGGGTAAAGACTCTATTATTTCCTTTACGCATATAAGGGCGCATGCTTTAGCCTCATCCCATTCCATGTGATTGGTTTCATTGAAATAGAGTTGTACTAGTGCTCTTGCTTTCTCCTTTGTCGTTATATCCATTGCTCAAGTTCTTTGATTCGATGCGCCCATGTGTCACGGGACTTGACGAGATTGTATCCGTTGATGCCGATTTGCTTGCGTTCCCTATCCCGAGCAAGATATCGGTTGATAAGTGGTACCAAATGCTTGAGTTCCTGAAATGATTGCAGATGAACGTTGTTTTTAAACTCCTGTTCCATTCCGACGTAAGCGTGAGAGATGCACATTGTCCCACACCCCAGAATCCGGAACATGCGGTCAGAAGTATAGCGACCACGGTTGAAATGACTCAAGTTGATAGCGATCTTGCATCCTCTGAGGATTTTCGCCTCCATGACCTCGTCGCCATTGTAGTTCCCGTCCTCAAGACCCTTCCATCCATTACCGTACAGTCCAAAATTATCCCCGTAAACACTCTTTAGTTGCTTGACCATTCGGCGACGCATCTCACTGAGAGGGAAATGATTGCCGCCATAGCTATTGCCAAAGAACACAATCTCAGGACAATCAGATTTCTCGCCAGCGGGGAAATACACCTTTTCATCATAGCCTATTTGCAGATAGTCCGCTTTGCATCCGTGTTCGCGCATCAGTCGGATGTCCGTGTCATTAGTAAATAGAGACATGCTACATTCGCGCCCTACATTCACATACCACGGCGGGAGAGGTTGGCGAACGTCACCAGTCCAGTTGATCACTGTTGCGCCAGCTTCTCGCCATGTTCGAACCATCTCGGGAGTGACTATTCCGGGGCGTTGGATTTGCATCCATATCAGTTCTGGATTAAACTTCTTGATTGCCCGCATCAGCAAATATTGAAACGGTTCATCACGTCTTGTTGCCGTCCAATCGAAGTTCTCATAATTTCCCAACCCAGAGAGCGCCTTAATCTGAGCTTTCTGGTGAGTACCGAGTGAGATGTGAAATATTCGTTTCGGCATTCCGATAATTGGTACCATGCTATACGGTGGTTCGATGCGCTTGGTCTTATTCGTGTAGCTCTTTGAACCTTTATGCAGATGATGGGTGATGATTGCCCGCGATGGATTGAAAACGCGATAACCCGCTTGCTCGATCTCGTATGCGATGCGATTGTCGCAACCTGGCACACCCATCTCGATATCAGCGTTCATCTCCTTGATTGGTCCACGGAATATCCAAACATCTTGCGAACCGGGAGTATCTTCGAATGTGAGTTCCTTTCCCTTGCCCACATTCCAACGAGTCAGAGCATAACACTCACCATGACTGATGTGCTCGGCTAGTTCAATGGTTTCGTCGAAATAGATATCTGAGTTTGCGATGATGTTGACATCGTCTGGACCAGTGACCTTGTTGATCTCATCAAACATAGTCTGATAAGTAGTTCTCGGACCCTTGCCCTCAGGATGAATAAAAGTTTTGAGATCGGTATTGGCTAGATTTCGATTGACGCATTCTGTGAGTTCCTTGCATCGCGCTTTGTCCTTTTCGTCGTAGGCGGAGATAATCAGATTCATGGCAGTTGGCAAATGTTCAGGACAAACATACGGAAAATAAAGAATCCCCCGACGCGAGAGCGACGAGGGACCCATGAGAAACCACTCCCAATCACCTAGTAGCGAGAATCGGACTCGAACCGACGACCTTTAGATTATGAGTCTAACGAGCTACCATCTGCTCCATCTCGCAATGTGCATCAAAGATATAAATAAAAAAGAGACCACCGTCCATCCCCAAACAGTGATCTCTATAAACGTACAAACGTTTTCCCCTTTACGCGGTGTAAATGTAAAATAAATTGTGATAACAATTTGAGGCGAGTAAACGCTTACCCTGAGAATGGAGAACGATAGTTCGGGAATTTCGAATGGGTAATGGAATAAAATATCCGCTTGTTCGCGGTTATGAGAAGCACAACGGAACTCAAGGTGCGCCGTAGGCGGCTTGGTGAGGATGTGCTTCAGTTAAAAATAATGCCAGGCACGGGCATTATTCCATTTAACATAATGTCTAATTATAGGATCAAATGCCCCATTCCGATCAATCTGCAATCTCTAATCATCAATCTCTAATCAGGCAACGCGGGGCGTTTGTCCTATAATACATCGCGTTATGTTTTGTGGGCATGTCTGTATGTAGTGGGTAGATTGTCCTATAATTAATATTAGGTCAATTCACGCATGCGATTCCATCGATCAGGAAATCCTTATCCTTGACATCGATATCCCGAGTCGAATCGAAACGGATTCGGATCTTTTCCACTTGCTTGCTTGTTTCAACAAATCCGATGAATGAGGGATATTGACAGTTGATATCGGCAACGTGATGAATTGTCTCAGTGGTACCGTCGACATATTTGAATATCACATAGCTTTTGGATGTCACGCAACCGATTTGGCCTTGATAGAGGAGACCAATCGCGACTTTGTTGTCCATCTTGTAGAATGTGACGCGGGTTCCCCAGGCGATTTTGTTCGGCTTGGTCACCTTAACGGTATCACCAGTGAACTCATCGATTTTGTTTTCCGAGTATTCACATTGAGCATATAAAAGGGTAGGAAGTAGTGCAATGATAAGAGTCAGCTTTCTCATGGGCGCAGATTAAGCCCACAAAAGAAGGGGCTATTAACTATCTGAGGTAGGTTGTGGAAACCCTTTCCCGAAGGAACGCACGGATAGAATAATAACCCCTAGCCATGATCCCCGTGCGAAAATTTCCACATTTACCTCAAGGATTTTATGCTAGCGGCAAATCTAATATAAGAATTAATCATTGTCAATAGGTAAAAACACCCTATTCTACGAACTGTAAAAATAGGGCGACCGAAGATGTTTCTGATCGGTTGAAACCGTTATATTGAGAGCGAACATTAAAAAACCCCCGGACATACTGCCGTCACCGGGGGAATCTGCCTACAGTATTAACCTTTAATTCATGTAAGGATGAATAAACGGCAAAAAAAGCTGATGATCCAATTCGCAGAATTGGTCATAGCAGCAGCCTTATACACATTAGGCAAATTTTAATTTCATTTTCTTCCAAGTTTACTCGCCTCAGTCCCGAAATAGAAAGATCGAAAACGCGCTAGCGTGAAGAGATTTCGTAAGCGATAGCGGTTTCGGGACAGTTCAAATATACAAAAAGTCCTATTATGTTACCGGTCCCTTTCCGGTTGCTGATCAAAAAGTATTAAAATGTTGCGTATTCGATTTACTCCCCGGCTAGAACTAAACAAAATTGTTTAGAAATTAACAAAAAAATCCTAAATACTGGCGTTATGCTTTCGGTTGCTATGCCAAACGCCAAAGGCGTCAAGCGTTGCGTAGCTTCGCTAATGCTACATTCATTGCTCCCCGCTTTACTTAGCAATAAACGCTAATGTACATCGGCAATTAATCGTATTGCCAGCGGATCCACTGAAATCGAGAGGGAAATTGAGTTTTTCCCCGCTTACGGTGAATGCCATGTCTTTATCAACGATTTGACCATCCGCGGCGATGTGATCGAATCCATTTGAACGGATGCGGGCATCGAGTGTCGATATCCACTCCTTATTCAATTCAAGGCCACTCATGTTCGCACCAGTCAGCGCTCCGAAGTTACTGGCCCGGATTACCTCAGTTCTGGCTATGCTAGTAGCTCGCTTAAAGTTCATATCGTCGATTCCCTTAGATATTTGCAATCCGATCTCATTAACCGGCAACCCTTGAGCAAACGCATTGGCTACAATCTTTTTAATGCGTGTTTTTGAGGTGACGGTAATGCCTTTGATCATATCACCGCCGGTAGTATTGAGTATTCCATTTACCTGGCTACGAAATATATCATCGTCAAACTGTTGCTTATGTAGATTGTTAAAAACCTCTCTTGCGAATCTTCTGCCTACCTCGAAATAGATCAACTCAAATAGTGTGAACATTTCCTCGTCACGGATAATCTCGTCGATGAATGCATCACTGAGCTGGTCGGCTTGGTCGGGTAATTTGTCGGTTACTCCTTTAAATTGGCGATTGAATGCTTGACGGGTTTCTCGTCCTACAAAGCTGAAAAACGATGCCCTTGATCGTTGGGCCTGATCCCAGATATCCCGTTGTTTCTGGCGGTTATTTGTCCTCGTCGTCATCTAAGTGGTCGGATCCAGCATCGAGAGGTATAAAGTTGGTTGGCACCCAGACGATATCCATTCCTTTTTGTTTACTGGCACCAAGTCCTTGTTTTTCTAACTTCTGATTTGGAGTCATCCACCAAGCCGTATCAAGCATTTCAACGAGCTTATTCTCATCAGCTCGCAACTCCTCATAGATGCTTTTGTCATGCTTGAGAACATATTCTTTATTATCACGCTCCTCGAATTGCGGTACCAGACATCTATTGAATTCATCAGTCAGCAAATCAAGTTCTGGGATAACCGCGTCAGTGATACCGGCCTTACGTGCCTCACTCATATTGGAGTAAGTCTTATTCTCTGGATCGTTCAATAATTGGGAGCTGATATTATATAGATTACAGATATCTCGTAGGCTACTGTTCTGAGTTTCCAACAATGCAAGGTCGGTGGCTTTCATTCCAATCTGTTGCCACTTCATTTTAACACCAGTGACCAGGATGCGCCCGTAATTGTCCGGACCTCCGTATTTCTCGTAATACTTCGCCTCAGTTTGCTCGATTTGCTCAGGGCCAAATTCAACGTTATCGTCGGTAACACTTAGAATCCCTTGAGCGCCTAAATTCTGCAATAATCGCATGTTAGCGCGATAGGCGTCATTCGATTGCTTCACCACATCGATACCAGCTTCAATCGGCGACATGCCCCGAAAGTCCTCTGCACTTGGGTTCCAGTATTTCAGATAAATGATGTCGTCAGGGTCTATCTTGGTGAGCTTTGCACCCGCCTGTACTTCAAATACTTCTGGTGCGCCGAACTTATCAAACTTGATGCCCACAAAAGGGATTGGTAATATCCACATTTGCTGAGTGATCCCCTTATTTGCCCCGCCTTCAGGGGATAGCTTCTGGATAACACTCTCACCGCTGATTAGCTTGTAACCCAGTGCGCTTTCAATGAACTCCGCCTTACCTTGCAGTGGATTGGGGCGCCTGAGCAATTTGAGGAGATCATGATCAAACACTTCGATTTCCTCACCCTTAACAACCTCGAATAACTGATGCTTAACTCTGGACGCTTTCTTGATAACCCAATTAACCGCTGAGTAGGCATTCGGGTTCTTCTTATATCCATCCTTGATGAAAGTCCGTTGATCGATGCTCAAGAGTCTGAGCATGGTGCCGGTGAATGTGTTTATTTCAGTTGGTTTTAACTTTGCGAGTTTCAAAAATCTGCCATCGAATTCGATTTGCTTGGTGTCGATGTTCGTAAATGGTATTCTCATGCGATATGGAATTTTTTCTTTTTAACAATCTTATTGAGGCAGACGTAGCGGATCGCATCTATGCAGTGGTTGAACATGTCGATTGGTTTGTTCAATAGAGTGCCGTTTTTATCCTCAGAGTACTTGTATTGATTGAACTCCTTTTGCAAGTTTACGGAATTTTTATGAACCCGTAATTTGTAGCGTTTCATAATATCAATGCCGTGTACGATAGAATCCGGACCTTTGTTCGCGCCCTTTACATTCCACCCTTGACGGTATAACTCCTCAATAGATTTAGGTTCCGCTGAGTCGGCGATAATCTCATCCTTTTCGACCCAGTAATCATTCACCAACTCACTGATATCCTTGATCAGCTTCTTTTTGTCGTCATTGGAATAACACTTAGTTTCGATCAGCTCACCTTTCTTATTGATATAGTCGAATTGATAGTATGGCTTATTGATGAGACCCAACTCGATCAGCTTTGCGGAGATGTCTTGATTTGTGAGTCCGGTTTCATAACATAGCTCCTCAAGGTAAAGCGCCTCAGAGGTATATCCAATACGCACCAAGCTGGTCGGGTCGTTGGTGTATCCCCAGTCAAGGCCATAGGTGATCCATTTAACTTTTGGTTCGATGTCATAGGTCTCAAATGAAAAGATGCGCCCCTTGATGAGTCCGCCCCATTGACCCAGAGCATAGATTTTGTGATAGTTCTTGTCGATGTTAATCAGGTTCTCCAATAGCTTCTTTGCTTGCTCGGGGAGATAAGGGTTGTCCTTGTATGTGCTGGTAATCACATCGCAATCCATCTTGTCAGCTACCTCGACCTTGACCCAACTAAATTCGTCAACGGGATTAAGGGTGAGCCACATTTGACAAAAGTAATTTTGCGCCCTGTTACGGAGTTGCAACATTATAAAGTCTTGAAACGTGAACTCGTTACACTCCTCCATCCATATATCATTCCAGTCGGTCGACTTAATCTTTTCGGTGTCATCTACTCCCGTATAGTGGACGAAATTCCCGTTCGACATCTTCATGGTGCGACGCGTCTGGTTGTGTTTCATGTGACGATAAATGCCATAGTCCTTGAGCATTTGTTCGAATACGGGATAAGTACTGATAAGTAGTGAGGTGAGTGTCTTTCGGGTGATGAGGAGTTTGTAATTTTTGCGCGTGCTGAGTCGTTGAGCCAATATCTGGCAAACCGTGTAGCTCTTTGATGAACCGCCGCCGCCTTTGTTTAATACAATCGGTTTCTTACTCTGATGGTTCGGACGAAACACTTTCGTCACTATTACCGCCCTCTCCTCCATGTTCAATAAATTTGATAGGTTTCAACTCCTCTGGGTCCAGATCCACCTCTTTGCGCTCAACGTATCCGCGGTTTTTCCCTTGAGTCTTGAGCATAAATTCAATAATGCTTTTGTCCGGTGGATAGACTTTTATGATTTCGGTTTGTGTTATTTGGCCTTGATGAGATGAGACATGAGTTGCTTTATGCTGGTACCCTTGAGCGAGTTGCATTGCCTTTGATTCTAGGAAATCGAGCATTTCCTCCCTTATCTCGTCGACCCTATCGGAATACGCTTTATCGTCCTGAATCCATTTATAATGCTGAGTCCTCCCGACGTTCGCTTTCTTGCAAGCGGTGGACACTATACCCAGTGACACACTCAGCGCCTCAAGCATGTTCTCTTTTGATTGTTCAGTTTGTTCAGTTGATGTTCCCACTTCCTACCACTTTTTACCACTCATATTTGCATTCAGGGCATTTATGAAGTGTGTTTATGTCGATTTGAGTTTTCGTTCCTTTCTCCTCCTCACCATCCATCAGTCTGAGTTCTCTGTCGGTGAATCCGAAATCGTTTAGCTCCTCATGTTCGAAATGGTTCGCCAGTTGATCCCAGTCCCATTCGCCAGTGTTTTTGTTTAAACGGATGTTGAACTCTCTCTCATCCTCGGTATTGAGTTTCACCTCAACGGTCGGGATTGTTTTGTGTCCGAGTTCCTTCCAAATGCGGACGCGCTGATGTCCACCGACGATCACGTTCTCTCGGTCTTTACGCATATTCACGACAATAGGTTCCTGTAGCCCGAATTTCTCGAGGGATTCCTTTAGGTCGGCGTGTTGCTTTTCGGTGAGCTGGCGGGGATTGTAGTGCGCAAATTGGAGTTCGGCGATTTTGCGGTTTACTATTTTCATGACAGTGGATTTGTCACGAATGTACGGAATTACGGAAACATGCTTAATTGCTCATGGTCGAATGCGGTCGGGTAATTACTCCAAATAGCTTCAGTGGTTCTTTTCGCAATCCCTCGCATATCTCTCATGGGTTTGAATGGCAACCAGTTTGAATTAGTGTTTTCGCATACAATAATTTGTCCTTTTCTGGATTGGCACCAGGTAGATAGTTTGACATAATCGATGTCCTTATTTCCAAATTTATACTTATGTCCTCCCTCTTGATATGGGCTATCAATAAACCAAGTAGCTTTTGTGTTTCTCAGCTGCCGGTACTCTCCCTGAATGATACTCCAGTGACGGATTTTATATAGACTATCTGCAATCTTATTCAGCTTATCTCGTCTACCATTACCACACATGTGAACCTCTCCAAACTTTGACACTATATTTGCCGGCCATGACTGAGCGGCAGAATATAAAAACCCAAGAAAGTCTCGTTCTACGTTTGATATTGACTTCACATTTCTAAGATCGTCACCTTTTTTTAATCTTTGTAAATTACGCACATCAGAAACACTAGCCACCTGCAGGTAATTCCAAATATCTACAATAACACTATCCTTATCCATTAGTAAAATATCACGATCAAAGTATTTCAGAGCGTATCGAGCGGATCCGGCAAAGGGTTCGATTATCTTATCGAATTTAGGAGGAGGATAATGATTAATGATTTTGGATTTTGATCCGTAATAGCTCCACATTATTTAACAGTGATTTTGCTAGGATCAGCGATTCCACTAAACTCTCGAATAAGATCGCGGAGCGGAATGTTAAAAATAGGATTTAGTTTTTCGTGTAAATACTCTGGCTCATATATCATCTTGGGGAAATCAATGTAGGTAACGGGGATTCCTCGCCTAATTGTTTCCGCCCTGAATTGCGCGAGCGCCCAAGTGAGTACATGTAATTGCTTTTCGAACGTGTCGACGCCTTTCCAGAGACCACCATAGCCATGACCGTTGTTCGCCATTGACCTGGCAGAGTGCGAGATGTCTCTAAATGGGATTATGACGTGCTCAATGTCATAGCTTTCGAAAACCTTTTTTATCGCG